AAGTGCACTAATCCTTTAGTTTTTAATATTTCATAAGCATCTCCGCGCTGAAATAACTCAATACAGATATCTTTGTACGGTTCTTCATACACCGAAGCTTTGTCCTTTTCGTTTCCAGGCAAGAAGCCTATATCACGAGTAGGTACTGCGCTTCTTATGATTACAAATCTTTCATATATATTTTTTACCATATCATCAAAGGCGAGATAGCAAGAGATAAATGTTTTACCTGTGCCGGCTACTCCATGCAGCATTAAGTTTTTATTACTTTCAAATGCTACTACTTGATTTTTAGTTAATGGTTCGATTTCTTGTAAATCTAAGTTTGCTCCCGCAAGAGTCTTTTTTCGTCTAGGCATATTAATTATACTTTTCTTCGAGTGTCTTTTAGTCTTTCTTCAGAATACTCATATAATAACCACGGCAAGCCGCCCATATGTAATACTCCAGCCCACGTTTTTTCTGCAGGAGGAGGTCGAGGAATGGTAAAAGGAAAATTAATATCCTTCAACCAAAGAACAGAAGCTACATCTTTTAACTCTATCTTTCGTATTTTGTAGTACTTTAAATAAGAATTCATAGTCTTTTGATAAATAAAAGGAGTTCCGTTACTATCAATAAAAGACTTACTAGTTTGCTTCAGAATACCAATTAACGAGTCTATAGAGTGTTTCAAAGGTACAAGCTCCAAAAACGGAGTTTGAAGTCGACGAATGCCAAGAGTAGCTCCTGGCATATTTTTATCGTCTAGAACTACATTATCTAGCAATAATAACCCGTCTACGATTTCCCAGTTGCTATTCGGAAGAATATAAACTGGAAATTTAATCTTCTTTATTTCTTTGTAGGTAACGATCACACTTCATACATTTTTGCAAACTTACCCATAGAGTAGTCGTCTCCAACTTCAAAGTCGCACCCAACTGGAGCACCAGAAATAGACACTCCTCTGTCTAGTTGAATAAACTTTTGTAACATTTCAGAATAAAAATCAATTTCGTCTTCAGGTACCTCTGCTAAGATAGAATCGTGCACAAGAGCAAAGATTCTTGACTTCATATTATTACTTTTTATAAAGGCACCCATATCAATAGCGCCTAAAAGGTTAATATCAGAAGCAGCAGACTGCACCAAAAAATTAAGACCAGACCTAATGCTATGACTTTTGATGCCTGCGTCTGTAGACGAGACATTCGGTAATCTCCTTTTTCGACCAAAGAAACTATATACAAATCCATTTGCTTCTATGAATTTTTGATTACTATCAATCCACTGCCTTAGCCTATGAAAAGATTTGAAATAATCATCAATAACTTCTTTTGCCTCTTGTTGGCTAAAATAGGTTCCCGAGTCTTTAGTAACTTGCTCACTAATCTTCTTTGGCCCTGCGCCATACATAATACCAAAAGTTACGGCTTTAGCTGCTTGGCGCTGTGTGCCATATAGCTCTGCCACCTGTTCTACTTCACAAGGAAGTTTAAATACTGTTTTTGCAATTGTACTGTGGAAGTTGCCGCCACTACGAAATACATTCATAAGAGCTTCATCTTCTGCAAGTTTTGCAGCAACGTATACTTCCGCAGTAGTCAAATCCATTGCAACTATCTTATGTCCTGGAGCTGCTTTAATACAGCCCTTTACAATAGGGTTATCACGAGGCAGCTGCTGCATATTTAATTTACCACTACTCGATAATCGCCCAGAGGTCGTACCGTGTAGATTGAAATTTGTTCTTAGCCTACTATCTCTATCGAGCTGAGGAATAATCTTATCTAGGTAAGTATTCTTGATTTTAGATTTCTGACGAATATCAAGAATAAGTGCGGGAACTTCTGACTGCTGTGACAATGCGTTCAATACTTCTGCATCGGTAGAGTCTGCTCCTGTACCTGTTTTCTTTCCTGTAGGCTTTAACCCTAACATATCGAACAATAACTTACGAAGCTGTAATGTGCTATTAGGATTAAAATCTTTGTTTTGTATCTCTTCGAATTTACGGATCTTTGGATTTTTATATAAGGTACGGATAGCTTCGTCAATGTCTTCCTGCATTAAAGACTGAGACTTCAATAAACGCATTTTATCAAAAGGAACGCCGTTGTCTTGAGTATCAGTTAGAAATCTACAACCTGGGATAAGAATATTATTGTATACCCATGCTAACCTTTTATTCTGCTTAATTTTTACAAACTTTTCATAGATTAAAAATGTACATACAGCATCCATTGCGGCATATGTTTTCATCACATCAAAAGGAATAGACTGCCATTGAAAGTCTCCTTTTAATATACCGTGTTCTTTACGGTACTGGTCAATCCAGTCATACATAGGCTTTTCATAATCCCCGTATGGAGTATACTTTAGGGATAATTGCTTCAACCCATGTCCTCCAGGATTTTCATCTATCAGGTAGTGAAGCAACATTGTATCTTCAAAGCTCGGAAACTCGAAGTTAAAGTGATACTCAAAAAACGCCATATCAAACTTGGCATTATGAAAAACTACTGTCTTTTTGTGAAACAGCTCTTGGAGCAACTGTTCAGTTGTTTCGTCAAAGCACTCTGTATCAATATATGCGCCTTTTAGGCCATCATACGACAAAGATAAGCCAAGCATATGGCCATTGCGTGGATAGAGTCCTGTAGTCTCTGAGTCCAATGCAATATATTGACATTCATGCTCAATCGCATCTTTGATAAAGTGGTTTGCTTGTTCTGTGTCTTGTATACCGAAAGCAATGCTATCATCTATAATAATCTCTTCAATTTCGCCTCGAATGTAGGAAACAATACTTTCCTTCGAAGATTCCCACGTATTTCTTGCTTCGGGCTTGAATGCAAGCATAGCAGGGTTAATAACTGGCAAGAATTTACCTTCTACTTTCTTACCTGAGTACTCTGTAACAGAATTAATTTTGGTAAAATACTTGAGGGCATCTGACCCTACAAGAATAACCCAGTCATAAAGATCAGTATCAATCTGTATATCACAATCTTTTTTTAACACTTTTTTGATCGTAGGATCAGAACATAACTGAAATTGATCAAAGTTAAAAGCGCCGTCAAATTCCTGTTTAAAATCGGTTCTACTTGGTTTGGTCTCTATTAGAGCGACCTTTGGGCTCGTCATATACTACTCCTATGAGTAAAGTTTTTGCTTTAATTTTTGTACTTGATTTTCAGATAGACCTCCTGGGTCCATTTCTGGTATATTTACACTTCGTGTGACTAGATCTACATTTTCACACATTTGTTTTACATTTACTGCTGCTTTCTGTCCCGCTTCATCACCATCAAAGAATACTACAGCTTGCTCTACTCCCTGAAGTCTAAGGATAGATAGTTTATCCTCATTAATGTTACGAGTACCAAAACAACATACTGCATTTGTTAATCCTTTATCATGCAGATTTATCATATCATAGATTCCTTCTACAAGAATAACACTGCCCTGTATTGTACTTACTTTCGAAGGATACAGAGGCATTCGTGCCCCAGGCGGATTAATAAGGTACTTAGGGGTACCTCCAGTCATGTGCCTTGCATTGAAGGCTACAATCTTTCCTGATATGTCACGAATTGGAAATACGATTCGACCAATGAAATGCTCATGGTCTTGAAATGCTTCAAACTTACGATAAGTCTCTGGCTTAATGCCTCTCCAGTTTCCAACATAAGGCAATGCACTTGGGGGAAAAGGCAAGCCCACACTTTCAGCTCTCTTCTCACGAATTTTTTTCTTAATAAGTTCTCTGCGTAAGTGTAGAAAACTTGCCTTTTCTCCAAAATGCACAAAAAGATTCCCCTTGTAACCACAAGAGAAACAATGAAATATGCCAGTGATTTGATCAACTCGCATACTTGGGTTACTATCATCATGCTCAGGACTAAGACAAGATACTACATAGTCTTTGCCCTTCGGCATGAAAGGAACCTCTTTAGAGTGTAATAATTCTTCTACGTTCATTAACAGTCCGGGTCGTAACTCTGCCACTCATCATATTCAGTAGGCTCATCGTAATCTTCTTCTTTTGCGAAACAATGAACCATGTTTTCTTCAATTGCATACTGACAGCCTTGATAGTAGTCAATATGTTCATCATCTAAAAGATGAAAGTACAGGGATATGCGTGCAAGCATAGTCTCTGCTAACTCTATATTCTGCTCTGCCATTGCTACTTCGAGAATATCAAAGTAAGGACCAACTTTAACCTCTACTCGAGGGGATAAACTCATCTTCTCATCCTTGCTAAATCTTTCATCTGTTCTTCGTCAATGATTGGGATTGCATTTGATTTGTGCATGGTTCCAATACCCTTAACAAGTGTTCCGGTGTAACGTGGCGGTTCCACTCTAGGGGCAACTCCAGCTGTATCGGAGCCGCTTGGGTAGAGGGGTATTTCTCGTCTATAAGGCTGTGAAGGGTTCTCGGGAATCCCTCTCGAATAGACTTTAGTTTTTCTTCTAATAACTTTCTTCTTTCTGCCTGAGATAGTGTGGCCCATTGATCCATGTATAACTCCCATAAAAAAACTCCTGCCAATAGAAGATATATTATACCAAAAATCAGCAGGAGTGTCAAGAACTATTTTTAGATGTCGTTTATTTCTTCACCAGTCTTGTGCTCATTTTCTTCTTTTTCATCTGGTGTGAGTGCTGATTCAGGGCCAATTTTTAGGGTTTCCCAATTCATAGTAGAGGTGAATGTCCCCATTTTACCACTTCTCATTTTAGTACAATTAAATGTCATAATAGCATCTTCAGTATTCCACGTATCAATCGTGAAAGCTGCATCCGCTGCATCGAGAATACCTTTGGCGAAGCGAGCCTCTCCAGTAGCATCTATTTGATAGGGGCTATAGATTGGCACTTCATACTCTTGGGCCATTGATTTAAGTGCTTTACTTACTTCTATCTGCTCAGTCCAGTCATACTGACCTGATCGTGATGGAAGATTAGAGCGCTTGACCTGGTTGATATAGTCAACAATGATTACACCCACATCCATTGCACTTTTTACTTTCTTGTCCAGCTCTGCCCGAATCTTTGAAAGTGTAAGAGAAGCATCATAGACAACATCTAATTGTTGAGTCGGGAGAAGCTCACAATTAGTTTTTAGATCGTAGTGTAGACGATCAAAGTCTTTATGCTCTTGATACTCCTTCAATTTTTCTTCTGGGTTGACAAAACGATTTGCCCACCAAGCTGAGACAAGCCCCCACTCAGTAATACTAAGATTACGTTTGCGAATACGCTCGTGAGGAACTCCAGTAGCAATGGAACAACATCTTTGTAGAATCTCACGACTATCCATCTCGATTGTGAAATAGATAGCAGATTTTCCACTTTCGTACACTGTATTTGCAATGTTAGCACAAGTAATGGATTTACCTGCCCCTCGTTTACCACCAACAAGAATCAAATCTCGGGGAGAAAACTTGAACTCATCATCAAACGCGGTATTGAGTCCGAGGGGCAGGTACTTTTCCAACTCATCTTCATCAGGAAATAGGGAAATACGTTGCATACTTTCCTGTGGTTGTTCTAGCTCTACTTTATCTTCTATGTCCAGAACAATTTGATGTAGATGAGATACTGACTCTTCTGCATCTTCAAAAGATATAGAATGGTCAATATATTTTTCGAGTGAGTATAATATCTCTTTTTGAGTATACTCATTCTTTAGATATTGAAGCAGCATAGAAGCGTCTGCTTCAACTTCCAGTGCTTCTATAGCAAGAATTTTTTCTTGCGTAGCACTATCCCGAATCTCAAACTTTAAATCCTCAAATGTAGGAACAGTATGATACTTCTGGGAGTGTCCATCAATAATACTAAAGATGGTGTGGTACTCGTTGGGTAAATAATGCTTACGCAAGTAACTCCAGGTGTCTCCATCCTGAAGCACAATAATCTGTTTGATTAATGCAGAAGCAATATTCAATTAAATTCCCCGAGTACAAAAAAAGCAACCGCAACGCACCCGCCACGGTTGCTCAAAAGAAAGTCTACTTAACCAGCAGCCTTTTCTTTCTTTGAAGCGCCATCATAGTCAGCGGCTGAAAGGCCACGACGAGTTAGCATAGTCTTAACACCGCGAGCAGTCTTGCCGATTGCCTCTGCGATTTCTTCAACAGTCATTCCGGACACATCACCGAGGTCTGCCAAAGGATCTTCCTTAGCTCCGCCCTTGGTGTGCTCTTGTCGAGGAATAGCGTCGATTTCACCTGAACGAAGCAGGCTGAGAGCCTTACCACGTACAGAGTTTACAGAACGATCAAGAGCTTCTGCAATAGCTTCAACGAAAGCACCGTCGTTTACCATAGAGATAAACTTAGACTCCTCTTCAGGAGAGTAGGTACGAACAGTCTCAACCTTAGGTGCAGGTTTAACATGATCGGTCAATTCCATAGACAAAATTTTGCCTTGGATAGACTTAGCGGAAAAAGCTCCGCCTTCAAAATGCTCAGCAATTTGAGCATAAGTATACTCGCCGCTATTGTCAGAGACAAAAGCAGAAAGAGTTGCTTCTTGATCTGCACTGAAAGCGCGAGAGGATCGAGAAGATGCCAATTCTACTTCATAGCCCATTTTACGGAGCTTGCTAGAGATAGAACGGGTAGAAGTCTCAAGATTGTCTGCTGCTTCAGCAACAGTGTCTTGGGACACGGGGCTCTCGTCACCGACGAAAGCTGTTAATTGAGCAGTACGCTCATCAGTCCACTTAGGAAGTGCCATATTAGTGTTCTCCTAGAAATTCACTTAGATTTGTTACAATAGTTATGCCAGAGTCTCTGGCCTGTTTAGTTTTTGCGGATTCTATACCACTCTCATTTACAAGAATCGTTACGTCTTTTGTAAGACTAGACTTTACTTCATAGCCCAGGCTTGACAAAGTTTCATTTGCGTCAGCTTTCGTTTTGAAACTCTTCAAACGTCCACTAATACAAACTACTCCTTTAATTTCTACTTTTTCCACTGATGCAAATTTAAAATCAAAAGGTAAGTACCCATCGTAGAAAGTGTAGAACTCGTCCATGAGCCAAGATATAAGATTCTCGGTTGCTTTTGGGCCTAATCCGGCACGCATACAAGTGTCTGTATTTATTTCACTAATATTTTTAACAGTCTCAGACAGCTTCTTCGTTGCCGTTTTTCCGATTAATGGAATACCAAAAGCAGGCAACACTAAGTTAAGTGGGGCAGACTTTGAATTGTCTATCTCACTTTTTAACTTTAGTGCAATTTTTTCAGAACTCAAAGCTGAAGTTATATACCCCACATCGAGAGTGTATACTTCATCGAAGTCTTGAATGCCCAGCTTCTCTATAGCCGCAGGGCCTAAGCCCTTAATTTTCAGAGTTTTTGCAAAATGCTCTATCTTCTTTTGCTTTTGAGCGCCACAAACGGCATTCTTGCAATATAGAAGTTGATTCACCCACTCCAGGTCTGACCCGCAGGACGGGCAGTCTGTAGGAGGCATGATCGCTCGCAGCATTTTGATTCTCCGAAAAAGTAAAATATATTATACGAAAAAGTGAGGTAAAAGTCAAGAACTATTTTTTCAAAGGTCAACACGTCGTAAAATTCGAGGAATAATTTCTCCACTACGAATAACTTCTACAGTGCAACCAATTTCTAGTTCAAGGGAGCGAATGTACTCGATGTTATGTAGAGTAGCTCGGCCCACAAGAGCGCCCTCCACTTCGACAGGATCAAGTATAGCTACTGGACTGACCACTCCAGATTTGCCAACTTGCCACACAACATCGAGTAATTCTGTATTCACCCCCTCTTTCTGCTCTTTGAGAGCAAAAGCGCCGCGAGGGTGGTGAGCTGTATGTCCCATCTTATCGAAAGATTTACGACAGTTAATACGATAAACCATACCATCCGTAGGATAGTTTTGGTACTCGAAGGTATCAACCGTGTTAAATCCTTCCTGGGCCAAAAGAGAAAGCGCCTCAGTGTACAATTCGTATTCAACGCCTTGTACATCGTAAGCCACAAAGGTCAGTGGACGAGTACGAAACTCTCCCAAATCTTTTAGATTTAGTGACCCCGCTGCGACGTTTCTCGCATTGGTGACAGTCGAAGGGCAAACTACTTCGCCAGTAACAAAAACTTCTCCTTTAAAAGAGATGTTATTAGGTACTAGCAGTTCTAGCTTGTCAGTAATATCTCGGCCAATATTACCGTCCCCACGAGTCAAACCAAGTGCTAAGTGCCCATTGATATAAGTCAAAGACACAGCAGCACCATCCAACTTAGGAGTACAAAAGTACTTTGAGTTGGGGGTAGGGATATCATCTATGTTAAAAACTTTTTGAAGGGAGTACATTTTATGTAAGTGAGGTACACCGTCAGTAATGACATGACCTACTACATTGTACCCATACTTAGCTGTGAGTGCATCGAACTCTGCATCCGAAATCAACGGATAACCACAGTAATAAGCAACACTAGCCTTTTCAAGAAATTCTCGCATACTATCTCCCAAATTTGATAAGATATTATACTAAAGTTTTAGGGAATTGTCAAGAACTATTTTAGGTAAAGGTTATTAATTAGGTCCTGGAACTGTTCTTCTATGATTTCTTTGCTTTCAGCCAAAGATAAAATTTCAGTTAAACCAACAAATAATTCTCTACTATTATTAAAATCTAGAGGCATTGCTACTCCCTCTGGCGTAGGCTTCCACTCTTCATTAAAATCTAAATAATATTTACGAAGGTGTAAATACTCTACTCCTCGAAAGGTGCTTACCGTTAATCTAACTTGAACTTCTTTTTCTTCATCGTAGTGTATGACTTTTTCATACATTTCGGGAGCTTCATGTAATTCCATTGTTAAGCCTCGTTCTGTAAAACTGAGGACAATGGTACTACACTGGTTACATTGTTAGGTTTTAGTAGGCGATATGAGTCCGTATCCCAACAAAATAATAGTAGGGTTTCTTCGGAAGCTTTTGCTCTATTTTTCTTACTTTGTATATATGGTGTAGAAAAATCCAGGGTGCAAACATTATATTTTAACTTATTCGAGTTTTCACTACGATAAGTAATAATTGCGTCACCATAGTCATTTACAAGTTCTGCTAGTTCTTCTTTTTTCACAAATTCTCCTTTGGTAGCAGGTCAGTAAAATTTTTTACTTTGCCGAACTCAAAGGTTCTTTCTTTAGATAGCAGAAAACCACTCCCCCGAAAGGAAGTGGTTGAATCTAAATTCTATTTAGTTAGCGGCTACGTTACCGATAACACCAGCAAAGTATTGAGCTGCTTTGCCAGTCAGCTTTGAAATAACATCTTCGTCAACTTCTTGACCTGCATCAGATAGCGCTGCAATCAAAGAATCTTGAGCTGCCTGCTTTGATACACGACCACCTCCAGTACTCTTACTGGATGAAGTGCTGCCACCAGAGGCCGGTGTCTTTTTTACATATACGCCAGCTTTAGTCAAGATCATGCGAACACCGTTAGGAGACTCTTCAAGTTCTTCTGCAATTGCTTTCACAATTTCCATACTGGTTTCTGGAGTAGGATCTTGCTCTTCGTACATTGCTACCGCTTGAGCCTTCTTATCATCGTCCCATGCCATTCTTCTTTTCCTCTTTTTGTTAGTGGAGCCTGGACATACGCCCAGACGATTTAGTTGTTGTTGATAAAATCGGTCGCCCATAGGTTCCCTCACTTTTGAAATTATATTATACTTCAAAATAAAGTAAAAAGTCAAGAACTATTTTTATAAACGTGAAAGGTCAACCCCATACTTTTCTAAATGCTTTAGGGAGCCTAGGTCATATGCAAGTGAAGTAGCATAGAATCCGCCTGTCTCAATACCGCCCATCCAGAATTCTTTATCAGAATCAAAAGGCTCTGATACCCAAATATTATAACACTTTGCGCCGTATTTATCTTCATAGTTTGTGTCTTTAAATCCAGCTTTCTCTGCTTGGTAATCTACAGATAGCTCGTATCTAATTTCTGCAAGGGCATGATGCCTAGCAGACCAAACAATTTCTTTTTCTTCGAACTCTTCAGCTATGCATTCATCGGGTAAGTAGTGTACTTCAGTCCGTTCTTCTTTAGATACCCCTCTACTAGGGATACCGACTCTTTCCACAATGGACTTGACAAATCCGGAGGATCTATACAAGGACTTAGCGATGGAAGCAATTGAATCCCCTGATAAGTAATCTCGAATGACTTCTGAGATTTCCATTTCTGTAGCGGGCTTACCTTTATTTTGAGATTTTCGTAGCTGTATGTATGCGGTTCTTTCATCATAATCCTCTATAATCTTAGAGAGTCTCGCCGTATTGTATGAAATGTTCAGTATTGAACAAGCTTCTTTTTTTGTTATTGGTTTCGAGCCGTCTTGGGGATTCAAGAGGGTTATCACTTTCTCTATATTCGATGGAGTAAGGTTCTCCCAATCTTTCTTCTTTACCATTTTCTAGTCTCTCAATCTCTCTATTTAGATACCATATTGCTTTTTTTAAATCTTCCACCTCATTCTGTTTAAGTCCTGCTCTCCAGATATACTTGAGCGCATTACCCAGGCAGAAGTTCATGTGTTCAGTAATTTGTATACACTCAACACCGCTTGGGTGGGCGGTGTAGTGTGGTGGTTTATTTACATTATCTGTCATAATCACTCGTCGGGATCGTAGTGACAATACCACGGCCCGCTGTCTGGTTCGCTGTACCACCAGTCCTCTTCTAAAGCTTCGGGGCATCGTACAGGATCTCCGTTACTATACCCATCTCCAATTAAATACTCACCACAGTTTGGACAAGTATCAGGAATCTTCCAATGTTCCATTAGTAGTGCTCTTCGTCAAACAAACTTTCTAGCTCTTTGTCTCGTTCAAGTCCTGCCAGTTTATGAGCAGTATGATACTCCTTACAAACTTTGTCAAAAGTATGCCACATATTTTCAAACTTGATTTCGTATAAGTCTTTAATAGCTAGGTACTTATTCATAAGAGCATCAGCTAACTCAGGAGCCATACTTTCCCACTTGGGATGCTCTAGGAAATGCTTACTTACTAGCTCAATGTCTTCGGTAACATTCGCAAACTGTAGCATCTGTTGTTCTAAATCAAAAATTGAGTTACTCATTAGTTACTCCAAAATAACTTAGTGTAAGTTTAAACGCGTCTATATGCTTAACCATTTGGACCAAATCTTCTTCCTTATCAGTAGAGAAAAAGCCTCCGCAAGTATTGGTTTCTTCTTCGCGAACTTTTAAATCATGCTCCATATCAGCAATTGTTTGCTTTAGGTTTTCTACAATTAGAAAATCTGCGGTATCAGAATTAATATCAATTTCAACTTTCATTTCGCTGTAATCCTCTTCTCATAGTCTGCAAGATCATCGTCCCACCAACTGGGTTTGGGTCTGTGAGACCAAACGGCAAAAGTAGCCTTGTCGAGATGATAATAGTCACGATAAGACTGTATAGGGTTATCATAGTCTTTGAGCACGTCTGGCATTGCCAATCCGAAAGTGGTAAATCCAAGTCTCTCCATCTTGAGAGGCTCCGGTAATTCGTTGATAACTGT